CAGGATGCGGCCCAGCTCGCCGCCATCGAGATCGCCGCCACCGGCGCCGCCGCGCCCGCCCGGCCGGACCCGCAACCGCAAGGCTGAGATGATGACCGAACCCATCGAACCGGGCGGCAGCGATGCCGCGTCGGCCCTTCCTGCTGCGCCCGATCGACCCGCCCCGGCTGCGCCGGTTCCCGCCGATGGGCCATCGATCGTGGCGCAGCGGGCCCTGGCAGCCCCCGTCACCGTCGATCGCGCGGCCCGCACCGTCGAGGTGGTGTGGAGCACCGGCGCCCGGGCCCGCAACTTCGTCCCCGCCCTCGGCCCCATCACCGAGGAGCTGGAGATGACGCCGGGCGCCGTGCGCATGGAGGCGCTGCGCTCCGGCAACGCGCCCGTGCTGAACACCCACCGCCGCGGCGACGCGCGCGACGTGCTGGGCCGCGTCGTCGCCGCCCGCCTCGAGGCCGGCCGCGGCCACGCCACGCTGCAATTCTCCGCCGCGGCCGACGTCGAGCCGGTCTGGCAGCGCATCGCCGACGGCACGCTGCGCGCGGTGAGCGTCGGCTATCGCGTGCACCGCTACGACCCGCGCCCCGACGCCGCCACCGGCCAGACCGTCCACCGCGCGGTGGATTGGGAGCCCTTCGAGATCTCCGTCGTGGCGGTCCCGGTGGACCGTGACGCCAGCGTCCGGGCCGAGGGCGACCAGGGCGCGCCCACCACCGCCATCGAACCCGACCTTCCCGAGGAGGAACCCAGCATGCCCGAGCCCACGCCCGAAACCGCCCCGCCCCAGGAGAGCCCCGTGACCACCACCACGCCCGTCACCACCCCGCCTGAGCCGGCCCGCGCCGCGCCGCCCGATCTCGACGCCATCCGCGCCGAGGCCGGCCGTGCCGAGCGCGAGCGCATCAGCGGCATCGACACCGCCATCGAGGCCGCCCGCGCCCTGGTGCCCGCCGACCGCATCGCGGCCCTGCGCGCCGAGGCCATCGAGAAGGGCTGGTCCGCCGACCAGGTGCGCCGCTCGCTCTTCGACATCGTGGTCGCCGCTGGGCCGCGTCCCTCGCTGCCCGCCCGCCCCGAGAGCGGCCCCGGGCACGACGACCCGGCCGCCCTGCTCGACGCCATGGCCGAGGCGCTCGCCGCCCGCTCCATGCCCGGCTACCAGCCGAGGGGATCCGGCCGCCACGTCGAGTTCATGGGCTGGCGCCCCTCCGACATGATCGGCCAGCTGCTGCGCGCCAAGGGCGATCCCAACCCGCCGCGCAACCCGACCCTGCTGGCCGAGCGCGCCTTCCACACCACCTCCGACTTCCCGGCCCTGCTCTCGGCCGCGGCCAACAAGATGCTGCTCGCGGCCTACGCCCCGGCGGCCCCCACCTACCGCCAGATCTTCCTCCGGCGCGACTTCCGCGACTTCAAGCCGCACCGCCACCTGCGCGTCGGCGACTTCCCGACCCTGCTGCCGCTCATGGAGAACGGCGAGATCCAGGCCGGCACCATGTCCGAGAGCCAGGAGATCGTCCTGCTGCAGACCTTCGCCCGCCGCATCCGCGTCACGCGGCCCATGCTGGTGAACGACGACCTCGGCGCCTTCACCGACTTCGCCGCCGCCATCGGCCGGCGCGTCGCCGACTTCGAGAACGCCACCGCCTATGCGCTGCTGAACTCCGCCGGCGGTGATGGCCCCACGCTCACCACCGGCAGCGCCGCGGTGTTCGGCACGGCGGCGGTGCGGGCGAACAAGGCCTCGGCCGGCACGGCGCTGGATCTGGGCAACCTCGCGGTGGGTCGCTCCGCGGTGATGCGCCAGCGCACCCTCGACGGCCTGCCGATCGCGGTGGGCGCCTCCATGCGCCTGCTCGTCGGGCCGAACCTGGAACTGCCCGCCCGCCAGCTCACCGTGCCGGTCGCGGCCAACCAGGTCAGCCAGGAGAACGTCTTTGCCTCCTTCGTGCAGCCGGTGGTCGAGCCGCTGGTCCCCGCCAACCGCTGGTATCTGTTCGCCGATTCCGTCAACGCGCCGGTCTACGTCTACGGCTACCTCAACGGCGCCGAGGGGCCGCAGGTCACCACCGGCCCGGTCTCCGGTGTCGATGGCGTCGAGGTCTCGGTGATCTTCGATTTCGGCGTCGGCGCCATCGACTGGCGCGGCGGCTACTTCAACCCGGGGACCTGATCCACCCCTCTCCACCCATCCACCACCACAGCACCAGGGGCGCCGCCGGACGGGTTCCCATCGCAGCACGCTGCGATGGGGTCCCGGATGATCCGGTTCGGCGCCCCTGCTGCGTTCAGGAGACCCCATTGCCATGCGCAACGCGATCCGCCCCGACGCGCGCTCCGTCCCCATGCCGGTGCCCTACGCCGGCGGCGTCCTCTCCGGCCAGGGTGTGCTGGTCGGCGCCTTCTTCGGCGTGGCCGCCATGGACGCGGCGCAGAACGCCGCCGTCGAATGCGAGACCCGCGGCGAGTTCGAACTCGCCAAGGAGCCGGCGCTCGCCATCACCCAGGGGGCGCGCGTGTTCTGGGACAACACCAACCGGCGCATCACCACCACCGCCGCCGGCAACTTCCAGGTCGGCGTGGCGACGCTGGCGGCGCTGGCCGCGGACACCGTCGTCCGCGTCATGCTGGCGCGCGTGCCCCCGGTGGGCACGTGATGGGGCACCTGATGCTGCTCGCCCGCGACCGCGAGCGCCTGGCCGGCGTGCACCCCGACCTCGTGCGCGTCGTCGAGCGCGCCCGCGCCGCGGCGCCCTTCATCGTGACGGAGGGGCTGCGCACGCCGGAGCGCCAGGCGGCGCTGGTGGAGGCGGGCGCCTCCCGCACGCTGAAGTCGCGCCACCTGACCGGCCACGCCGTGGACCTGGCCTACTGGCTGGACGACGGCGACGCGACGCCGGAGGCCGGGGAGATCCGCTGGGACTGGCCCCTCTACGGCCAGATCGCGGCGGCCATGAAGGCTGCGGCCAGGGCCGAAGGCGTCAAGCTGGTCTGGGGCGGCGACTGGCCGAGCTTCCGCGACGGTCCGCATTTCGAGCTCGACCGCAAGGCCTATCCGGCATGAGCGGCGCCGCCTTCGCCGCCGCCATGGCCACGCTGCTGGCCGACCCGAACCTCGGCGAGACGGCGATCCACCGCTCCCAGGGCACCGGGCCGCAGGTGTCGCTGCGCGTCGTCCGCTCCTCGCCCGACCGCGGCGGGGACGCCTTCGGGACCGGGCTGCTCCAGGCCAGCGACGTGCTGGCCGTCGCCATCGCCACCCTGCCGAGCCTCGGCACCGGCGACACCTTCCAAATCGGCGCCGACCTGCTGACCGTCACCCACGCCGAGCGCGACGCCGCGGGCGTGGCCTGGCGCGTCTTCTGCCAACGCTAGGAGCAACCGCCATGCCGCAGCACAGCTGGTCCATTCTGCTCGACCTGCTCATGGGCGCGGCCGCGGGCCTCGCCGGCGGCTTCGTGCGCTGGAACAACCCCGAGCGCCGCCGCCTGGGCTGGTGCCTGGCGTGGGAACTGCCCTCCGCCGCCCTGGTGGGCAGCGCGGGCTACGCCCTCGGCGGGCTGTTTGAGCTCAACGAATACGGGCGGTTCCTGTTCGCCTTCGTGTTCGGCTACCTCGGACAGGCGGCGTTGCACGACATCGCGGTGGCGGTGGTCCGGTATCGCGCCGGTCTGCCGCCCAGGGACGGCGGCACGCCGTGAGGCTCGGCGCCGGCATCGTCGGTGACCTGCGCCAGGTGCTGGCGGCGGAGGTGCGCGCTGGCGAGCGCGCGGCCATGACCGCGATCCGCGCCGAGACGGAGGGGGTGAAGGCCGAGCTGCGCCGGCAGGTGACCGCCGCCTTTGGCGGCAACGCCCGGGGCATGGCCAACGCCTGGCGGTCGATGATCTTCCCGCGGAGCGGGCAATCGCTCCGGCCGGCGGGGCTGGTGTTCACCAAGGTGCCGAACGTCATCGATGCCTTCGAGCGCGGCGCGCTGATCCGCGCCAAGGGCGGGCGGAAGTTCCTGGCCATCCCGACCGGCTTCAATGCTGCCAGAGGGCGGCGAGGCCGCGGTGAGAAGGGCATGCGGGTAACACCGGCGCAGATGGTCGCGTCGGGCCAGGCCTTCCTGCGGCCGTTCAAGTCGGGTCGCGGCTTCGTCTGGTGCCTGCCGCTGCGGCAGGGCGAGGGGACCGGGCGGCGTCGCCGGACCCGTCTCGTGGCAGGTGGCATCACCGAGGTGGGGACCGCCAATCGCAAAGGACGCGAGGCCTGGGCGCGCGGGCTGCTGGAACAGGGAATGGTGCCGATGTTCCTGCTGCTGCCCCAGGTGAAGCTCGCCAAGCGGCTCGACGTGCGCGGTGCGGCCGAGCGCGGGCTGCGGCGCCTGCCGGGGCGCTTTGTCGCGGCGTGGGAACGCGAGAGCGGGAGGGCGGCGCCATGAGCCGGCGTGCCAGCCTTGCCCTGTTGGCCGCACTCGCCGCGCTCGGATGGTTCGGCGTGGCCATCGGCCTGGCGCTCACCTGGGTCGCCGGCCGCTTCTTCGCCTCGATGCTGGGGTGGGCATGAGCGCGCGCGAGACCGCCATCGCCGCGCTGCACGGCCGGCTGGCCACGTCGCTCGCCGCCCGGAACCCGGCGCCGATCGTGCTGCGGGGCGAGACCATCCCCCAGCGCATCCCCCCCGGTGGCCTCGTGGTCGTCCGCGACGGCGAGGCGGTGGAGGAGACGCCGATCCTCTCCCCGCTGGCCTGGCAGATCGAGCACCGCGCCGAGGTCGAGGTCACCGTGGCCGGCGCCACGCCCGCCGTGCGCAACACGCTGCTGGATGCACTGCTGGTCGATATCGCAGCCGCCATCACCGCCAACCGCACCCTCGGTGGTGCCGTCGAATGGGCGCAGCCCGGCAGTGCCTCCTTCGAGGATGTCGAGTTCGAAGGCGCTGCCGCCGCCCGAGCCGCAGCCATCCCCGTCACCCTGTGGTTCACCGTCGCCGGCTCGCCGCTGGCCTGATCCCCCTCCAGGAGAACGCCCATGCCCCGTGCCATCGGCGCGAATTGCCGCCTGCTGACCTTTCCCGAATCCACCTACGGCACCGCGCCGGGCGGCAATTGGCGGCGCATGCCGTTCCTTTCCTGCGATCTCGGCGCCGAGCAGCCGCTGTTGGATGCCGACGTCATCGGCGTTGGCAGCAACCGCGATCCGACGGCGCCCTTCCTCGACACGGTAACGGTCGCCGGCCAGGCGGTGGTGCCGGTCGATCTGATCAACATCGGCCACTGGCTGCGGCTGCTGCTCGGCGCACCCACCACCACCGGCACCACCAACTTCATCCACACCTTCGGCTCGGGCGCTGCCTCGCTGCCGAGCAACGCGATGGAGATCGGCTATCCCGACGTGCCGTCCTTCGACGTGTGCACCGGGGTGCGCGCCGACACGCTGGAGATGGACTTCACGCCGACCGGCGCGGCGACGGCGACCTTCGGGCTGCTGGGCCAGGGCTCGGTGCGCACCGGCGCCACCTCCGGCGGCACGCCGACCGGTGCGGCCTACACGGCCTTCAACAAGGCGCAGGGGTCCATCAACCGCGGCGGCTCGGCGCTGGCGCAGGTCACCGGCGCGCGGCTCACCTACGCGAACGGCATGGAGGCGGTGCGTACCATCCGCGCCGATCGCCGCGTCGAGGGCGTGGACCCCGGCATCGCGCGCTGCACCGGCCAGATCACCGTGCGCTTCGAGAACACCACGCTGCTGGCCCAGGCGCAGGCCGGCACCTCGGCGGAGTTCGCCCTGGCCTTCACCGTCGACGCCAACCGCAGCCTGACCATCACGCTACACGAGGTGTACCTGGCGCTGGCCAAGACCCCGATCGAGGGGCCGGCCGGGGTGGAGGCGAGCTTCGACTTCCGCGCCGCGTTCAACGCGACCGCGACGCGGATGATGACGGCCGTGCTGCGGAACCAGCAGGCAGCCAGCGAGTATGCGTAATCCAAGGTTGAGAAATCTAATGGATTGCTGTTAGTGGGAAGTTTCTTAACGGCCTGGAGCCCGAGGTAAAATCTACGGAAATCTAAAATGTTCAGCGACCGCGCGCCACTCTCCTTGATTTACCACCCTTCACGGTTCTTGGAACCAGACTAACATGCGCTTTCTGCGGTGATTTCTGTCTCCACAAGAATAAAGCTTAATCTTCTGGCCCTTAATCAATACGGAGTTTTTGCCTAACGTGGCACTTCTTTATGCCTTGACGTCCAGTGGCGGCTTCTGGTCGAAGGACGTTACATGTGGGGTATCCTGACTGATTAACGCCCGCAGGAACTGATCTTCGTCCCTGCTCGGGAACAAATCACCTACTCCGTATTCTAGGGGCGAGGTCAGGTCAAAATCCAGGCGAATCACTTGGACTAGGAAGTCAGCAGGCAGGTTGATGGCCCACGGAGCGGCGCTTGCGATCGCGCAACGCTGGCGTACTGGCCGCTGTGGGTCTAGCGCCTCAAACAGCCGGCGCCGTTCATGCGCCATCATCTCTCGCTCGTCCTCTTTGAGGATGTAAAGCACCGCTTGACGGTCATTGGTGCCGACAAACCTATAATCGCTGTCCAGACCCGAACCCTCGAACGCGTGGGTCGCGAAGAATAACGCGACGTCGAGATCACTGGAAAGGTCCAGCACAGGCGAGAGCAAGCCATAATGCTGCAGAAGTGTTGCAAGGACCGGGGCATGCTGATCGAACTCCAGCAATAGGTCGCCCCTAACCTTGCCAAATGCCGATACGACCGGGTCGCTACAGTCCTCCATCTCCGATACGGTGTGAATCCACTCGCCCGCCTCGAGCAGCGCCTTGTGGCGACGCTCAATGTCTTCAAGGTCGAAGTTAGCATAGAGAATCTTTGACCATTCCAGCTGGGTCAGATTCCGGAACGGGAGAAAGCTGCTCCGCCTTGCGAGCAGCAATCGCCGCCAAACGGATGGCACCAGGGACACCTCTCCCAGGCCGTCAACCGACATCGCCGGGTTCGAGACGGGGCGGTCCAGAGCGAAATGACGCGTCTGTCCACGGAAGAGGAGGCGGCGTGTTTGGCGCCCCCGGGCCGCGTCGACCAGACGGCGTACGTCGGCCACGGAATGCGCAGAGTGAACCTGCACCCGCGAAGTGAGCGCAGCACTCCCCGGACGGAACGCTTCAGCGGCGATGCGCACACGGCCGTCTGTCGATGTTAACAGACCACCGTAGTAGCGATCGAAAACGATATTGAGCCCGTTGAGCATTACGTAGCCGGATTCTACCAACCGCAGCGCTTCGGCTTCGGAATAGCCTAGCGCCTCAAATCGCTTGCTGGTTAATGGATCTGGCTTGTATCTCTCGCCAGCATCATTCCAGTCGAAGTCGGTGCGATAGTAGTCCCAGTATCCCATGGCCCCTCGATTCGGCGATTAGGTGGTCACCATGGAGTTGGTGTTCGGGCTTCGTTGCTCACGAGATTCCCTTGGTGGAGGAAATCGGGTGCCCCGTGTGCTTCAGGCGTCTGCGGCGTAGGATCGGCACTGCGCAGGCTCTCGGTCAAGAGCGGCCGTTCCGCTATCGGCTAGATCGAGACAGCCGACCAGTCCTCCTGAAGGACCGCTGAACTTCAAAAGCTGTACCTGCCTTTGGCGCCGTCCTTTTGGCGTTCGCATGGCTGCGCGCTGTGCGGGTCCCAGGATTAAGGCTTGAGCCCTGGCGGCTGGGGTCCATCGCGCCGGACTTAAGCATCTTCCCCCTCCAAGCTCACGCAAACGGAGAAACCCATGCTCACCCTCGACCTCCCCGTCGAGCCGTACTGGCTCGACCTGCCCCGCGGCGTCCGCGTGGAAATCCGCCCCGTCACCACCGCCGTCATGGCCGCCGCCCAGGCCGGCTCCGCCCGTCGCCTCGGCGCGTTGCGGGCCGCGGAGGCCGACCTCGACCCCGATATGGCCCGTGGCTTGGCTTTCGCCTTCCTGGTCAAGGCGCTGGCCCGCCACGCCGTCACCGCCTGGGAGGGCGTCGGCGACGCCGCCGGCAAGGCGCTGCCGCTCTCCCCCGAGGCCGTCGAGCGCCTGATGGACATGGATGAGATGGCCGCCGCCTTCTGGGATCGCGCCACCGGCCCTGTCGCCGCCGTGGCCCTGGAGGGAAACGGCTAAGGGCCCGAGCCGAATGGCATTTCGGCCAGGGCCCTGACTACTGCCGCGGTTGCGTGGCGCTCGATCGCGGCTGCGGCCTCGCCTGTCCCTACGCCGCGCATGCGCCCGCCAGCGTCGAGGGCGCCGCTGCCTGGGCCGCCGGCACCAGCTGCGCCACAGCGACCATGGCCGGCCTCGACCTCGACATGCCGGCCGCGCTCGCCACCGCCCGCGAGATGGGCGCCTCCGGCTGGGCCGCCGCCGAACTGCTGCTCGCCATGCGCATGGGTCTCGCCGCCGGCGGCGCCGCGCGCCGCACCGATCCTCCCGGATCCTGATCACCCCACCGACGCAGGAGGCGTGACGCATGGCTGACGCCACCCGCCGCGTCTCGGTCCGGCTGTCCCTGGACGACGCCGCCCGGGTCAAGCAGGAGCTGCGCGAGGTCGGCGAGACCGGCCAGCGCTCCCTGGAGCGCATCCAGGGCGGCGCCGACCGTGCCTCCCGCGCGGTGGACCTGCTGGACGTCGCCGTCCGCGGCGTGCAGATCGCCGGACTCGCCGCGGGCCTGCGCGCGGTGGTCGTGGCGGGCGACGCGCTTACCCAGTCCATGGGCCGGCTGAACACGGCGCTTGGTTCCGTCGAGCGCGCCGGCGAGATCTACGACCGGCTGTACCGCGACAGCCTGCAGACCGGCGTCGCCGTCCGCGAGAGCGTGGATGCCTTCGCGCGCTTCTCGATCGCGGCGCGCGAGATCGGCGCCACCTCCGACCAGGTCGCCACCCTCGTCGGCGGCCTGCAGCGCATCGCCATCGCGTCGGGCGCCAGCCAGCAGGAGATCGCCTCCAGCACGCAGCAGCTCGCCCAGGCGCTGGCGTCCGGTACGCTGCAGGGCGACGAACTCCGCTCGATCCTGGAGGGCCTGCCGACGCTCGCACAGGCGCTGGCGCGCGAGCTCGGCGTCTCGATCGGCGAGCTACGGAAACTCGGATCCGAGGGCAAGCTCACCGCCGACACGGTCTTCCCTGCGCTGCTGCGCGCCGTCGAGCGGCTGAACGGCGAGTTCGAGCGTGCCCCGCTCTCCGTCGGCCGCGCCTTCGGCCAGCTGACCGCCGCCGCCGACCAGTTCCTGGCGCGGCTCGACCAGGCGATCGGCCTGTCCAATGCCCTGGCGCGCGCCCTGTCCGGTGCCGCGCGCGTG